AAAACATTCGATGGAGTAATTGATTATCCAGATAGTTTCAATATACACGATAGAGAAAATACTATTGCATTATTAAAACAAGCCAAAGAAACAAATCCAGCAAATACAGAATTAGTAAAAGAAATCGACATAATGTTGGCTAAAGCATTGATAACAGATGAAGATACATTAGAAAAAGTTATCGATTCACAACAAACACAACAAGTACCTTTGAATACCACAATGGCACATCCACCAATGACAAATCCAGGTGATATGATAGCTCATATGAGAGAAATGGTACAACAAGGTTATACAAACGAACAAATTTTGCAAATACATCCTGAAATTTCAGGGTTTTTTGGTGAAGGAGAAACAACAAATGGCGATGAGTAAAAGCAAAGGCGGTCGTAGAGGCGGCAAAAAGAAAGATGACGACAAGAAACGAAAAGGCGGCCGTAGAGGCGGCAAAAAGGGTGGCAGACGAGGTTAATTGGTCTGAATACTTTGCTTCAATTGTTTCAGTATGTCCATGGAGTAAAAAATATTGGTCACAACAAAAGATCGATATTCAAGAGTGGACAGGAGAGATTTTGGCACTAGACGATTATGTTGCTAGGGTGTACAAACATCCACTAGCAAGTGCCAAACAGTTAGAAAGTATGATGAATACTTTCAACGATGAAAGACCGGATGAAGAATGGTTATATTCAAGTCCGGAATATGGTGGACACAGCACACCAATAGGAGTGTTGATACAACAAGATTATAATTTGTTGAACCGTATTCGTAAAAGTCTAAAGTCCAATAAATACACTTAATACAACATTAATTTGTTGGAAAGTTAAACTTATAAACTTAAAAAAAGGAGTATACGATGAGTGAAACGGAAAATATAAAAAACACTGAGCCAACTGAGGCACCGGTAGAAGTTTCTACTGAAGAATCAGGGAAGACTTTTTCACAGGCTGACTTGGATAAAGTAGTTGCAGACAGAATTGCTCGAGAGAGAAGAAAGTTTGAAAAGAAATATGAAGGAATTGATCCAGAGTATTACAACGAATTATCTCAAAAGGCTGAAAAGGAAAAACAAGACAAACTAAAAGCAAAAGGTGAGTTTGAAAAACTTTTGAAGGACACAGTTTCTAAAAAAGATGAACAAATAAACTCTTTGTTGGGTCAAGTAAAAACTATCAAAGTAGATGGTTCATTACTTGATACTGCTAGTAAACTAAAAGCAATCAATCCTGGACAAGTGACAACACTTCTAAAGGATCAGGTTAAAATTAGTGAAACTGGTGATGTTGAGATTGTTGATTCTAAAACAGGACAAGTTAGATATAACGATGCTGGAGAGCATATGAGTGTATCACAACTTGTTAATGAATTTTTAACAGCAAATCCACATTTTGTTTCGGCTACACCAACTGGTAGTGGCAGTGAAAGCAAAATAGGAGATGTTGGGAGCAGTGAAAAGTTTGATCCAAGTAAATTAGACATGACCAAAGCAGAAGATAGGAAGAAATATTCAGAATATCGTAAGCAAATGGGAATGTCAAGGTAAATTAAACTTTAATATAAAAACCATTAAGGAGATATTACAATGGCAAATGAAATTAAATCATTATCGACTACTTTAGATGATATCATAGCACCGATCGTTCAAGAAGCAATGTTCGTTGCAAATGAGAAATCTATTATGAGAGGCCTTGTTAAAAACTTTACTGTTCCACAAAACGCAGGAAAAGTATTACAAGTACCTTTCTACCCGCAACAAACTGCGGCGGCTTTAACAGAAGCAGATGACTTAACACCATCAGCAATTTCTACTACAAAGAAAGACATTACTTTAGCACAAGTTGGTTTAATGACTAATGTATCAGATTTAGCATTAAATTACAGCCAAAGTTCAGTAGTGGCTGACATTGGTAGACTATTTGGTGAAGCAATTGCAACTAAATTGGACACAGACCTAATCGGCCTATTCTCAGGCTTTTCAGAAGGTCAAGGTTCAGCAGGTGCAGAATTAACAATTGACGAGATGTTCAAAGCAGTAGCAAAATTATCAACTGCGGCGGCACCTGGTCCATATGTTGGTGTTTTCCATCCAAAAGTAATGTACCAAATCAAAAAACAACTAACAAACACATTTGTTGGTAGTGCTGGTAATATGCCAGACACAGGTAACGAAGCAATGAGAAACGGTTATGTTGGAAATATTGCGAGCGTGCAAATTTTTGAAAGTTCAAACGTAGCAGTTGACGGATCAGACGATTCAGTTGGTGCAATTTTTGCGATGGATGCATTAGGATTAGCAATGGGTCAAGATATCACAATTGAAACACAACGTGATGCTTCTGCTCGTGCTACAGAAATCGTAGGTACTGCAACATACGGAGTAAGTGAATTACACGACTCTTATGGTGTTAAACTAACGGCGGATTCAGCATTATAATCATAACTGATTATTTTGTTATTCAAATATTATGTGGGGGGCAACTCCCACATAATACTATAACAGGAGGACACAATGAGCAACTATAGTACAGATGCAGACATATTAGAATTTGAACCATCAATTAAAGAGTATGGTGTTATTGACTTTTCATCATATCATGCCAAAACTACGGCAGATATACAAAGACATTTGAGAATAGAATGGTGGCCTCGTGTAAGAAGAACACACGGACAAGGATATTTCCATACAACAGATTTAGAAATGACCAATTCAAAACTAACAGCAAGTCAATTTAAGACTACAGCAGTTTATCATGTTTTGGCATATTACATATTACCACAACTAACACAACATGGTGCAGAACCAGATAGATTTAGAATGATGATTGACTTTTACAAAGGTCGTTTTAGAGATGAATTTGATATGGTGTTAGCAGATGGTATCAAATACGACTGGGACGGTGACGGAACAGTTGAAGCAGGCGAAGAACAACCACAACACTTTAATAGATTGGTAAGATAATGTCAGTTAGAGAAGATATAGCAAAAGATATAGTAACTGACTTACAAGGTATTACCAATCCTAACGTAGTGTTAGTATCAAGAAATCCAATCAACTTAAATGATATTGCAATTACGCAGTACCCTTGCATATTTGTTAGAACAACAACAGAAGCAAGAGAAGATGCATCCATGGCTGGTGCAAAGTTTGGAGAAATTGAATATACAATAACTTGTTATGTAAGAGCAAGTAGTTCAGAAACCACAGTTAACAATACAATAGATACTGCTCGTAATGTAATCATTGAAGCAGTAGAAGAAAAACTAGCAGAAGATTTAACAAGAAATGCAAAAGCACTAAACAGTTATGTAAGTGCTGTTACTGTCGATGATGGTACAATTTATCCAATTGGTAGGGTAGATATTACATTTACAGTTCAATATAAATATACAAGAGGAACCAATTAAAATGGGACAAAGAATAGTATATAAAAACGGAAATTCAAAAACTTGTGGATATACAGAAGCAAGTCTTTTGGTAGCAGAACAAGGTTGGAGTTGGACCGAATCCACACCGGCTAAACCTGCGAAAAAGAAAACTGCAAAACCTAAAAAAGCCAAAGTCGAGGTAGACGCAGTTGAATTAAAACCAGTTGAAGATTTTGGATCTATCACTGAAGATAATTCAAAGGAAATAGACCTTGGCAACATTAACGAGGAGAAATAATCATGGCAAACGTTTATTCAGGACATGACGGAGCAATTAAACTTGCTGATTCTGGTGATTCATTATCATCTACTGCAATAGGTAATTTAAGAAACTTCACAATTGAACAAACTCAAGATACTATCGAAACAACATCTATGGGTGCATCTGGTATGAGAACATATCAACCAGGTTTATCTACATTTACAATTTCAGGTGATGTTTATTTTGACGGATCAGACGCAGTTCAAGCCAAATTAGATGAACTTATGTCTAAAACTGGACAAGAATCATTAGCAACATTTGAAGTATATCCATCAGGAACAGGTACTTCAGAATCACCTGCTAACTTTAAATTATCAGGCTCTTGCGTCATTACAAGTTTTTCAATCACATCATCAGTAGATGGTTTGGTAGAGGCTAGTTTTGCGGCACAAGGATCTGGCGCATTAACAGTTGCGGCAATATAATAGGGGTTTAAATTTTGATTAGTGTACGTTTAGGTGGTAAATTAAATATCGATGCTCTCGAAAATAAGGTGAAAGCCTTACTTGCAGATGCATCTAGAGAAACACTGAGAACAGCACGATCATTAACCCCTGTTAGAACTGGCTTTGCTAAATCAAAATGGGCAGAACGTATAACCAAATCAGGTTATACTGTTTCAAATCCGGTTGATTATGTGCAATATCTAGACAAAGGTAGTTCAAGACAAGCCCCACAGGGCATAACTAAACCAACAGCAAGGAAAGTTGCTGGGTATATTAATACAAGGAGATTAAAACGATGACAAAATCGGATAACGAGAAAACTAAATCGGTACTACAAAGTGCTACAGATCACTTTAAAGATAAAATATCTGGAAAGTTGTATAAATTGCGAGTTGATGAGTGGAAATGTGATATTCACTATAAAGCCACAGCATCAATGAGAACTGAATCTAAAATAATGTCACTAACGCAGGACGGTAAAACTGCTGAAGCATTAGTTGAAAGTATTATACTTAAATCATTTGATGAAAATGGTGATAGAATATTTAAAGAATCTGATCGTGCTACATTATTAAATGAGGCTGATCCAAAAGTTCTTATCAGAGTGGCTACAACGTTGAATAATGTTTCTGACACTTCATTAGGTGAAGTCGAAAAAAACTCGTAGGGGACGCAGAGTTATATAATATCTTTGCCCTAGCAGATTATCTAAAATTACCATTAGATACTGTTTTTGAAATGTCCCTAATTGAAGTGAAAGGGTGGTATGCTTACCTAAAAGTAAAGCATCAGAAGGAAAAGAAACGTAATGACCATACGAGAGCAAGTAATACTAGAGGGCGTTAACAAGACAGATGCGGCATTCCGTGGAGTCAAGAAAAACCTAAGTGGTGTTGAGATC